ATTATATTTGTATTCGACCCATTGGCAATAATGCTTTTAATCGTGAGTACTGCAGCTTTTAAACGTGAACGTGAAACTCCTTCTAAACCATTAATTGATAATAGTCAAATAATGAATATGGAGGTCGAAGAAAAACGTAGTGGGTTAACCTCTACAATAAACCGAAGGAGAATATAATGAGTATAAAAATGATTGGAGAGCAAATATTAGTTGCTGCAGCTCCTAAAGAACAAACGACTGCTGGTGGAATTATTCTATCTGCAGATGTAAAAACAACAGCATCAGAGCCGGGTGTAGTATTGGCAGTTGGGCCAGACGTAAAAGAACCCATTGTGCAAGGTGCAACAATTTATTTGGAATGGACGAAATCACTTCCAGTACGAATTAATGGACAAGACGCAGTGATGATAAGTGCAGAATATGTCAAGGCGGTAATGTAATGAATATGAAAAAATTAGCATGGGGTGGCCTCGGATTTCTAAGTTTAGGCGTAGCCTATATTGGTGTTATTTTACCAGGAATTCCATTTAGTATTCCAGCAGTATTTGCAGCTTATTGTTTTGCAAAGAGTTCAGACAGAATGCATAACTGGTTATATAACCATAAATTATTTGGACCATTCTTAACAAACTGGGAAACAAAGAAAGTATTCCCAAGAAAAGCAAAGTACATGATGTTAGGATTTATGGCATTTGCTTTATTGTGTATGATTGTATTCACAGGAAACTGGAAAGCAGTAGCTTATTCTGGTACCTTTATGGCACTAGGAGCAGCATGGGGGTGGAGATATCCAGACTCACCAGAAGAATACGACAGACGCGTTAAAGCTGGTGAAAGGATTGGTCTATTCAAATGAGCGACGAAAAACCATTTGATTATCATAAGTGGTTACAAATCAATCAATTTCTAAAGAAGATACATGATATGCATATTATGGAACAACAAGCAATGGAACGTGAGGTCAACTTTAAGAAAGGTTGGTTAAATCGCAGAAACGAAATGTTGCTTGATATAGATATGATTGATAAAGTCGTTGATATGATGGACTCCTATCCTGAAGCAGAGAACATTATTTACAAACTACAAAGGAGGAATCTTAATGACAAAGATTTTTGAAAGTCCTGATAAAGGCAAAACAGTTTATGAGAGAGAATGTGGAGCTCCGATTAACACAAGAAAATTAGTAAAGAAACCGAAGGTGAAAAATGAAAGATAGATATGTTGTTTTAACAGCGGTCAGTAGCTTTAGGCAAAGATACGTTGTGCCTGTTTCCGAAGTTCAAAAATGGAATGAAGAAACAAAACTAACTGATACACTAGCACAGCAGTGGGCTCAGGAATCTGTAGAGGCTGAAGAAATAAATGAGTTCTCTCAAAAATGGATTGGTGAGGAAGTGTACGACATTAATATTGTGGAAGAGGAAGAAGTATTGGCATTATGGCAAAAAGATAATCCAAATATGACTGAAACCGATATGCCAATGTCTCGTCGACTTTCTACTATCCGTAATTGGAAAGCAGATAAAAGATAATAATGAAAACCGCATGGAGACTATGGGCAAAAGCCATAGGAGAAAAAGAAGGCACCACTGATGCTGAAGCAGACAAAATCGCAATGATTAGAACTGTTATCGTTGGTGTGAACTTTATTACATGCTTTTTCATTATAGCCGGAAACATACATAACTGGTGATAGTATGAACGAAATGCGCGTTAAAGTGCAAAAGGTGGTAATTTTCGGAACTGCTAATTGCCCAAACTGTACAAAGGCCAGAATCATGGCCGAAAATAATTATACAGAAGTGGAATATAAAGATATTACCTACACAGAAAACTATGAGGAATTATTAGGATATAAAGTCAATATGACTATCCAACCTCATATCTGGATTCATTTAAAACGAGAAGAAGCAAGATACATTGGAACCTATGCAGATTTTAAAAGTTTCCTTATTAATTTAATAATAGACAAATGAGATATGATAGGCTACGCTCGGCAGCTTATGGCGAAGGACGTAAATGGTTTAAGTGGTGGCTGAAATTTACCGGTCAAAGAAGATAATAAATAACACTTTATAAACATTAACAGGAAAGTAAAATGTATGAGTATAAATGTAAATTAATTAAAGTTATTGACGGTGATACTGTTGATGTAGATATTGACCTAGGCTTCGGCGTTTGGTTGAAAAAAGAACGTGTACGTATTATGGGCATTGATACCCCAGAATCAAGAACAAGTAATAAAGTAGAAAAATTATTTGGAATGGCAGCAAAAACAAGACTCAAGGAAATCCTTACAGGAAAACCAATCCTCAAAACATTCGCAGCTAGAGATGGTGAAGATATGAAAGGTAAGTTCGGCAGAATCCTTGGTGATTTTATTGTCGATGATAAATTTGTTACATCATATCTAATTGACGAAGGTCATGCTGTAGAATATCATGGTGGTGCAAAGGCTGATGTAGATGCAGCTCATCTAAAGAACAGAAAACGTATATTAAAGGAAGGACTTGTTGACCAAAAAGCTTATGACAAGCTATGGAACACAGGTAAATATTCTTAATCTATGTTATTTTGGTTAGGCTTTTCATTGATGGTCCTCAACGAGGGCTTTGTCATAATGAGACATGTACACCCTTGGTTTGCCAATAAAAGACAAGAGCTCATTGACCGATTGGGAACTCGTTGGAAGCGTATTCACGGAACATTAGATTGGATGTGGATAGGTGGAGTGACCTTAGGTATCGCAATAGACATTTCAAATTGGAAACAGTACGTCCTAGCATTAGGGCTATTTTGGGGCATCGTAGTCTCAACTGTTTACCTTCCCATGCTCATCCGAAAACTTTTAAAAATAGTTTCATAAAAGTGTTGACATTTAAATAGTAACCTGTTATAATATGCTCATATTGAAGGGATTTACCTTTAGAATTATTAACAACGAAGGTAAGACTTCATAACAGAGAGAAAGAAATGGCGACAGGAAAAGTAAAATGGTTTGATGGAACAAAAGGATTTGGATTTATCACACCAGATGAAGGCGGAAAGGATGTGTTTGCACACTTTTCAGCAATTAAAGCAGATGGATATGCATCACTAGAAGAAAATCAACAAGTGACGTTTGACATTGCTGAAAGCGAAAAAGGTCCACAAGCAACTAATATTGTTTAATGATATACAATAACGAGTTCAGTGGTAGGTCAGTAGACTTGACACCAAGAAAAAGACATCCTAAAGATAAAAGACCACCATCAGCAATGCCGTTTGATATTGGTCTAAGAAAGTGGAAAAAGCAATGCGAAAAGGCCGGTATCGTACAGGAGATACGTAAAAGAGAATTTTACGAAAAGCCAACATCTAAGAGAAAAAGACTCAAGGCAGAGGCTACCAAAAGAGCCAGAAAGAAAACACTGGAATCATTGAGAGGTGGTTTCGCCCCTAGAACAAGAAGAAGATAACTCTTCTCTATAGAGGTTTTATATTATGACTATGCACTTAATCCAGGGCGTTCAAGTCCTGGGTAAGACAAAAAGTTCAAAAATTACCAAAAGGAGACTTCAGGAATTAGAGGTTGAATGGCGAGTACATAATAAAACAATGAAAAGAAAAGGTATGCATAATATGCGTTATAATACCTTGGACGAATATATAGATTATGTTTTTGGGAGAAAGAAGTTAAAGCGAGAGTTTAAACCTTTTAAACAAGAAAAGACCTATCAGAGAGAAGTGCCTCATTATCCATCATGGACGCAGCCAGCAAATGGGGCACCACTCAATCCAACTCCGCGTAAAGAGAGACCGATATACACGGGAACACTAGTAAAAGGTATTGCGACAATGCATAAATCCAATGCGGTACCAGTAATCAGTCAAGAACAGGCTGAAGACATATCCAAAATGGGGAGATAAAAAATGGCATCTAAGAATGATATTACAGGTGATTCCATAAAAAGTAAAACTGGTGACCAGAAAAAGTATTCCGACGGATGGGATGCTATTTTTGGCAAAAAGGACAAAGAAATGGACGACACAAAAGACTTTAAGGAAAAGCAACAGGACATGACCGAATTAAATGGTGATGGGAATAGAGAACGAGGCAGATATGGAGAGGATGAAAGAGAAAGATTTTCACATCCAGCATACACTCGCTATCCTCATTTAAAAGATGTCGAAAAAGCCTTAGATGACATAAAAGATGACTTCGAAAACCTTGCTGATAAAAAATAATGGTTGACTTTTGCTCGTAGTATGTTATAATGGTACCATAATGAGGAAAATATACTATGCAAATATCAAAAGGAATACTGACTAAAGTCAATAGAATGAGCAATGAGGAAATAGCAAATCAGCTATTTAAATATAAAACCAATCCGAAGAAAGTTGATTGGGAACTGGCTAGGTCCAGAGTCGCAGAGAGACTCCAAAGCAATGCCAATTTGACAGCTAATTTTAATAGAGCCTTCAGGAGGTCATTCAATTGATAACAGACACAAAGCCTTGGAATATAATCCAACAATTGGAATCTGATAATAGTCGCCTGTTCAAAGAGCAGGTGGTATCAGAACATTTAACCAATAGAGAATTCCTGTGGGGATTAAGAGTTGGTCTAGATTCCATGATAACATTTGGAGTAAAAGACATTCCAATTTCAACTGAGGATGGCCCAGGTCTTACTCTACCGGAATTTGAATCTCTTACTTCAGATTTGGCTGACAGAGTGCTTTCAGGTAATGCAGCGAAAGATGCAATTGAAAGTACAATGAATAAAGCTACGTCAGAAGAATGGAATGACTGGTATCGCAGAATCCTTATTAAGGATATGAGAGCTGGGTTTAGTGAAAATACAGTAAATAAGATGGCCAAAAAGGCTGGGCATGACCCGGTCGTTCCTGTCTTCGGTTGTATGCTAGCAAACAGTGGCGATAAAAATCCAAAAAGAATTAAAGGTCAATGTATTATTGAATACAAATATGATGGCGTCAGATGTATTGCCATTGTTAAAAACCAAACCTGTACAATATATTCACGTAATGGTAAGGTCCTAAGTAATTTTCCACATATTGAAAATGCATTAATTACCCGCCAAAACGAAGGCATGGTATTTGATGGTGAAATTATGTCAGAAGATTTCCAAACACTTATGAAACAGGTCAATCGTAAAGAAGGCGCACAGACAGAAGATGCTTTCCTTGCCTTATTTGACATAATTCCATTAGACGAATTTGAGGCTGGTGTCGGTACTGTATCTCAGGTTGACAGAAAATTAGCTTTACAAGAATATGCAAATGTTCACCCAGCAATAAAAGTTGTTGATTACTGGCAATTAGACTTTGAGACAGACGAAGGTAAAGAACTCTTTGCAGATTTAAATAAACAGGCAATTGAAAAAGGCTACGAAGGTGTGATGATTAAACCTATCGATGGTATTTACGAATGTAAAAGAACATATGCCTGGTTGAAAATGAAACCTTATATCGAGGTTACACTTACTGTAGTCGATCTAGAAGAGGGCACAGGAAAGAATGAAGGTTTATTAGGGGCTCTTGTATGTGAAGGCACAGACGAGGGTAAGAACTTTAGTGTTAAGGTCGGCAGTGGTTTGACTGATGATAACAGAAAAGACATTTGGTCAAATAAAGAAAAAGTGTTAGGTCAGTTGGTAGAAATAAGAGCTGACTCCACGTCATTGGCAGATGATTCCGACACATACAGTTTAAGGTTCCCAAGATTTAAAACGTTCAGAGGCTTTGAGCCTGGAGAGAAACTATGACACAATATGACGAAACAGTCGAAAGACAAAGACTTATGCTTGAAGCAGAGGAATGGGCTGGAAAAACCAAAGCTATACATGCACATTCAATGGATTCAATGTATTATGATGACAGACCTCAGGATACTGCTAAGATGACTAAATCAGTTACTGACCACGAGTTTAATGATGGCACTGTTAAGAGATACCAGGGTGGAGAACTTATCCATACATTTGGTAAGAAATTAACTCGTGAAGAAATGTTGGATGCCTATTCAAGATCTGGCAGATAAACATATGGACAATTTCAATAAAAACTTTTTACCGTTTTGGTTCGCAGCTGCATTTGGATTTTTAATGTTATTTTCTAATGAAATTAAAGCATTAAATTATGATACAGTAATATCAGAAGATGAATATTGTATGGCACTCAACATATATCACGAAGCAAGGTCAGAAAATATGGCTGGACAATTTGCTGTTGCCGATGTAGTTTTAAATAGAGTAAATCATAGGAATTATCCTAACTCTGTTTGTGGTGTCGTACGACAAGCAGAACTTTCAGAATGGTGGTTATCCCAAGGACGTGAAGTACCTGTAAGAGATAGATGTCAGTTCAGTTGGTTTTGTGATGGAATAAAAGATGAACCGATGGACGGAGACGCTTGGGCAAATTCATTACTTATCGCCACACAGGTTTTAAGACAAGGATTATACACAGGACTGACTGAAGGTTCAACACATTATCATGCAAATTATATTACACCTTTTTGGGCTCCAACTTTACATCAAGTAGGAACAATTGGTTCTCACATTTTCTATCGTGCAGACTAAATAAATAATACCATATATTCAATATGGAGTTTATTATGAAAGTTGCTGGTGTTGACTACAGTTTAAGTAGTCCTGCAATTTGTGTACACGAAGGTGAGGAATGGGATTATAATAATTGCACTTTTTACTATTATGTAAAACAAAAGAAATTGTTAATTGGAGAAAATGGTCAATATAATGCGACCATGTATCCAGACAACTGGTTTAACGACCAGGAAAGATATGACATTATTGGTTCATGGTCACAAGCTAAATGTTTTGAATGTGACTTTGTTGGAATTGAAGGATACGCATTTGGTGCTGTAGGACGAGTATTTCAAATTGCAGAGAATTGTGGATTGTTTAAACACAAACTCTGGGAGAGAGATATTCCTTACGATGTTTACCCACCGACAATGATTAAAAAATTCGGTTGTGGTAAAGGAAACGCGAACAAGGAAATGATGATACAAGCCTTTGAAGCAGAAACAGGGGTTGACATTCGCGCTAGATGTGGTATAATAAACAATAGCTGGAATCCTATTACAGACATAGTAGATGCATATTATATTTGTAAATATGGTTTCACACAATATAACGAGGAAAAAGATGATAGTAATATTTAACGGTCCACCGGCTTCTGGTAAAGATGAGGCAGCGAGTTTATATAAAGAAAAATATGGCTATGGAAATCTTTCGTTTAAACATCAGCTCTTTAAAGAAACAATTGCACATTTCGGTGTAGATAAAGAGTGGTTCATGGAAGGCTATGAAGACAGAACCAAAAAGGAAACAAAAGAATATGCTTTAGGCGATCGCTCAAGGCGTGAGGCAATGATTCATGTATCAGAGGACATTATTAAACCTAGAAATGGTAAATCGTTCTTTGGTTGGAAAGTATCCAAAGAGATTGAGGAAGGCAAAAATTACGCAGTCGCTGATGGTGGTTTTGTAGAAGAACTTGAACCATTAATTGAAAAGGTCGGCGCAGATAATATTGTCATTGTTCAATTAACAAGAGAAGGGCATGATTATTCTACTGATTCCCGTAGATACTTTAATGGCAGTTTATTTAAAGAGTTTACAATTGGTGAAGCTACAAAAATTGACAAAGCTTACATGTTAAAAGAAGAATTAAACATTAAAACCTACAGAGTTCATAATAATGGCTCAGTTAGGGCTTTCCATAATACACTAGAAACAATTCATAATGAGCTAGTTTCAGAATAAGGTAATTTTTTATTATGATAGGATTAGCTGACAAGCTAAAGAACATTTCAAAGCCGAATATAATTAATCTCAAAGAATGTAGAGACCGCAGGGACTACACAAGAGAAGAATTTGCACTACTCGATGTACATGATATTAATATACATGAATACGATAGATATGAAGAAGGCAAATCAATAGGTTTTGTCGGTGATGCACATGCTTGTGCTACCACTACAAAAGGTGTTACTTCCTCACACATGCTCACTATTAAATGGTGGTATGAAAACACAGATGAGGAATATGGCATATTCTTTGA